GCCATTTTATATTACTCCCATGTTTACGAATAGATTGTAGTTATCTACTGCTGCATTTACTAATGCGATTTGTTGATTTCCAGAAGTAACCACAGCATTTACCTGAGAAGATCCTGCGTTAGTTATTGTTGTAACCTGTCCGCTAGATGCATTTGTTATCTCTGAAATTTTTGTATTTGTTAGTGCCACAATGTCGTTGACTCCCAAAAGCGATCCAAGGGATTCAAGGGATTTAGCCAAGAATACGATGTCTTGTGGTGTAAGAGTCGATGCAGATAGACCATTAATCTTGGTCTTTGCCAACTCAATTTGTGCGGTAAGTGTTGTCATTTGTTTACTCCTCTAGAATATTGTATCATAGAACTCATTATACTGGAAGCTCTGGAAGGGTATATTCCAGGTCTTCCGTCATTGTTTCTGGAAGGTCTCTTAGGGCCTGTCTGTAAGTTTCCCACTCTATTTTTTTTGCTTCTGATAAACCAGAATTTGGCAATTGAGTCCAGTCTGATCTCATTAGCATTTCATCTCTATCTCTTCTTAATGAAAGGTACGCATAATCAGTTTTTAATGAAAGATAGTGTGAATCTCTTTCTTCTTCATCCATAACAACTGCAGCCCCAGAAACTAATTTATAGAATTTATTTTCATTGTCTTCTGGAATTGCATACCAATTTCCTTCTGGTTTTTCTTCTGCTAATATAACTTCGTCTTGAAATCCAAGTTCATTAAATTTTACGTATCTCATTATCTATCTCCAAACAATTCTGCTGTTTTTCTCCACACCCTGTAAGCATTATATACGTTATACTCGTTAAGTTGATCATTGTATACTGATGCGGCTTGAGTCATTTTTAAATCTGGCTGAATCCAGAAATCTGAAAATGTGCTATTTAGCTCGTAGAATTTATTATTCATTAAATGCTGGTTTGATCTCCAATAGTATCCACTAGCTACTTGCATGGCTACAATGGTAGTCTTTGGTGGAATTGCTCTTGCATGGCTCCATGTATAGTTAGAGTTACCGCCAGTTCTTTGTCCAGGAGTAATCCAGTTAATTCTAGTTACGTTATTATATGAACCATTTACGTCTGGAACACCCCAGGCAAAAGCTGATCCTTCGTGACCAGATGACCAATAAGATGTGTAGTGTCCCCAAACAGTTACAGTTTTTGTTAGTGTTGGATGATGGTTTCTTATGAACATAAGTCTAAATCTAATTGGGTTGTAGTTGCTTCGGTTATCTAGAATTGAAATTACTTCAAATCCGCCAACAGTGGAGTTTGTTGCATATTCAATAACTCTATTTTCTCCAACATCTGAGTAGCTAAGTGTATTATTTCTAGAGTTTGTTCCAAGAGCCATCCAGAATGATCTTTCTGCATCTGGCTCGCTATTGTGATAAGCATAGTATGATGTCCACGCTTCACCGCTTGACCAACCATATGACCATGAACCATTTCTGTATGTCATTGATGAAATTGTTGGAATCATATGAGGTCTGCGAGTTCCGTCTGTAACTTCTTTAAACAATCTGTCTTCTGCATTAGTGACTCCAAGGGATGCTGGAGTAATTCCAAGTGAAGATCCGTTTATTCCGATTGTTGCTAGATCGGCACCCTTAAGTCCTGACGATAATGTTAAAAGCGAGTCTAATGATGCCATTATGCGATTCTCCATCCATTTGCAGTATTTGAATATATTAATTTTAAAGCTCTATTGTTTACGTTAAATATAAGATCTTCTGCAGCGCCCTGAATTAATTCACCGTTTCTAGCTACTGTAAAAAAGTTTGTTGATGCGTTTCCAGAAATATCTATTATTTCTACAACGTGTCCTATTGCTGGGCCTGCTGGAAGCGTTAGTGTTAATCCGTTTACTCCGCCTTGGCCAGCTGGAGTATTAACAAAAATTCTATCTCTATTAACCAAAAGCTTGCTTGTAGTTACAACTTGCCACGGATTATATCCAGCACTTGCTGCTAAAGCCGATGCTGTTGCAATATTTGATTCTTGATTTGTAATTACTGCTTCTAGAGAAGTAACTCTAGGATTAATATTGTCATAGGTTGCCTGCAAAGCAGTGTACTGACTTCTTAGATTTGAAACCTGTGTTCCATTTGCAGTTCCGCTTACTAGCGTAATTGCAGCTGCACCAGCATCATCAATTCTTTCAATTGCATTTGCCGTTGCTGCAACAACATCATTTATACCAAGTGCTTCAGATAAAGTGACTAAAGATTTTGATACATAAAGTATTTGCTCTGCATTTAAAGCTGTAGATGTTAAGGCATTAATTTTACCCTTAATTGTATCAATCTGATTTGACAAAGTAGCGTAGTTTGCTGAGCTTCCGAAATCAGTTGTAATAATATTACTTGATTGTGACTGCTCGCCTTCAGAAGAACTTGTAATAGCTCTGATTTTAAATGTATAAGCAGTTGCTGGGGTAAGACCTGTAATAAGAATTGGTGATGTGGCTCCTGCGCCAGTTCCTCCAATTGGAGTAGATACAGCAGTATATCCAATTATTGTTTGTCCGTTAGTTACGGTTGGAGGTGTAAAAGCAAGAACCGCTGTCGTTGCGCCAGTTTTTGCAGCAACACCAACTGTAGGAGGTCCAGGTGGAGCCGTATCTGTATTTACAATATTACTTGCAGCAGATTGAGGACCAGTTCCAACTGAGTTAATTGCTGCTACTTTAAATGTGTAATGAGTTGCTGGGGTTAATCCTGTAAATGTAATTGGTGATGTTGTTGAGGTTGCAATTACTCCACCAGGAGTTGATGTACCAATGTAACCAATAATTGCTGCTCCACCGTTTGAGGCTGGTGCGGTAAATGCAACAGTTGCAGTTGTTGATCCTGTCTTGGTACCAGTGCCAATTGTTGGAGCTCCAGGAACAAAAACGTCGGTGGCATCTGTTGTTATAGTATTACTTGAGTTAGAATTTGAGCTATCTCCAACAAAGTTAGTTGCTACTACTCTAAAAGTATATTCGGTTGCAGGGGCTAGCCCTACAACTGTAATTGGTGATACCGAACCAGAAGCAATAATATTTCCAGGGGTTGATGTGACCGTGTATCCAGAAATTGCTGCCCCACCGTCTGAGGCTGGTGCGGTAAATGCAACACGTGCTGTGGTTGATGATAATTTTGTAGCGGTTCCAATTGTTGGGGCACCAGGAACTGTGGCATCTGAAGTAATTTGATTACTTGCTGCAGAAGCAACAGAAGTACCAGCAGAGTTAGTTGCCGTTACGGTAAAAGTGTAAGATGATGCAGGACTTAGTCCTGTAATATTAATTGGAGACGCTGATCCATTTGCAGTAATTCCGCCAGGGCTTGAGGTAACAGTATATTGTGTTACTGCTGCTCCATTATTTACAGATGGTGGAGTAAATGTAATTCTTGCTGTTGTTGAGCCAGTTTTTGTGGCGGTTCCAATTGTTGGGGCACCAGGTGCCGCTGCATCTGTAGTAATAGTATTACTTGAAGATGAGTTAATTCCAGCGCCTTGTGAGTTGGTTGCAAAAACTATAAATGTATAGTCTGTTCCAGGGGTTAATCCTGTAACGGGGATTGTGCCTGTACCTGCTTGTGAAAGGGTTCCAGTAATTCCACCAGGAGTGGATACAGCAGTGTAGCTAGTAATTGCAAATCCGCCATCTGATGATGGTTGAGTAAATGCTACTGTTGCAGTTGTTGAACCTGTTTTAGTGGCTTCACCTACTGTTGGGGCGCCTGGCGTATTAGGATTTATATAATCTGTAGTTGCAGTATTACTTTCCTGTGAAGGGCTAGATGTGCCGATAGCGTTTATTGCTACTACCGAAAATGTATATGCTGTTCCTGAAGTCAAGCCTGTAACTGTAATTGGTGAAGATGTTCCGACAGATTGAATACTTCCAGGTGTAGATGTTACTGTGTATCTCGCAATTGGGCTACCACCATCAGATGCTGGTGGTGTAAATGCAACAGTTGCTGTAGAAGTTCCTGTTTTCGTGGCAGGACCAATTGTTGGGGCTCCAGGTGCTGTAGAGTCTGTTGTTATAGTATTACTTGAAGAAGAGGGGCCAGATTCACCATCAGCATTAGTAGCCGTTACTGTAAATGTATAGTTTGTTCCAGGTTGTAATCCTGTAACCGTAATTGGAGATGTTGCGGATGAAGCAGATATGCTGCCAGGAGTTGATAGGGCAGTGTAGCTAGTGATTGCAGATCCACCATCATTAAGTGGTGCTGCAAATCCAACAGTTGCTGTTGTTGAGCCTGTTTTTGTAGCCGTGCCAATTATTGGAACATCTGATACTGCCATTTTGTACTCCTTTTATGCCTGAGCTTCTGTCCAAGACAAACGAGCTGAAATATCTCCAGATGTTAATCCTAGGTTTGTTGCAACGATTGTTAAAATGTCTGGACCATTAGGGAATCCTGGAGCTTTAAAGTTTCCATCACCAGAAAGAATTGATGTTCCCAAGTCTTTAACCTTTGATAAATCAAATGTGGTTGCTGAATAGTTTGTACCACCAGTACCGTCGGTGTAGAAGGCAAAAGCCTGATCTCCACCTCTAATTGTTGTGATCGGGTTAGTTACAGTAGATCCTGTTCTACCAGTGTTATCGTGATAGATAACCTGTGCTAGTGATCCACCAGGAATTCTAATAGTTTCCCAATCGTTTGGAAGATTTACTCCAGTAGGGAATGCTGATGGGTTATAAATACCCTGAATCAAGAAGGCTCCCTGAGCAAGAATACCTAGTGAACTTAATGCAAGCTGCATAGTGTTAAGAGTTTCTCTCTTACCGTAATTTCTTCCAATTCCGTTGTCAGCAGATGGAGCAATTCTAATTGAAAGAAGCGGTCTTGGAATTGCTGTTGTACCAAAGCTCTGGGAAACAGATCCTTGAGGAGTAACAATACTTGTTGGAATTGTAGTTCCGAATGGTATCGTATACTGAATTGTATTGCTTGTTACTGCACTTACTGTATACGTACCATTAAATGTTATACTTTCAGTAGCAGTTGCAGATGTTTGTAACTGTGAAGTATATCCGTAAACTCCAGCAAGAGTGATGTCAAATGTGTTTGACGTTACTGCAGTTATATCTCTAGATCCATTCAACACACCAACAACTGCAGTAGTCTGAATTTGACCATTTTGAAGATTTCTAGAAAGAACTGAGTTTGCTATTGTTACAGTCTGACCCTGAACAAAATTGTGAGCACCTTGAGTTGTAACTCTTATGTTTGACGCAGAAAGTCTTTGAATGCTTGTTATTGATGCTACAGTGTTTACGTCAGAAACTCTAACTGGGTATCCAACCTGCAACTGATGAGGTGCCGCAGTTGTTACTGTTGCAACACCTGCTGTGGCAGACTTTGAGGCAATCTTTGCAATAACTTCACCAGAACCTGCAACGTTTACGAATCTCTGCATACCAGCGGTAAAGATAAAGTTCTTATCATCATCAAACTTACCGTCCATGATAACAGATGATCCCCAGTGGCTAATTACTGGAGCACATGTATTTGTAATTGTTTGAACTGAAACTTGTGCAATTCCAGTTCCGTTTGTAATAGTATTATCTGGAAGGTACGTTGCATTATTTGAAGATCCAGTTAGCTGAACTGCTTGTCCCTGCAGATAAGAAGTCATTGGTTGTCTTCTATTAATATTAACAGGATATCCCTGTGCAATAGAGTTATATTCTCTACTTGTAATTGTGTAAGAACAAATTTCAAAATTAGTATCGTCTTTTATTACCAAGAATCCTTGATCTGGCCAAAACTTAACACTGTCAACATACATAACAATCATTGTTGGAGTTAGTGCTGATCCAACTATTCCTGAAGATCCAGCCTTTAGCTTTGTACTAAAGAATGGTGAGTTGATTGCTTCATATCTTGCTGGAAGGTTTCCAGAACGCATGTAAGCTTCTGTATTTCTATTATTGTTAGGCATCTTGTGGCAATATACAATATTTCCTTCTGTGCCTCTAAATCCGAATCTAATGAATCCCGCACCATACCATGTATAGTCAATGTAAGCCATCTGCATTAATGCAGGGTCTAGAGTATATCCTGAAGGCCCCTTGCCATCAAGCTTATCTACGTTCCACTCAGTTTGAGGAACTCTAATTTCTTGAGTTATAACATAAGATGAATTTGTTACAGAGTCTCCCTTATATGCAGGGCTAACCTTCATATTGGTATCTGATGCAATCTCAATAACTGTGTAGTTTGCTCCCTTTATAACAATTTGGTCTCCGACCAATAACTGCTTTCTAAATCTTGTATTTACACCAGTAATTGTATTTGAGAATTTGGTTGCAGCAACTTTACCAAATAGGTCCTTCTTAGAGAATCTTCTAACTGCATACAGGTATGTGCCGTCGTATTCAAGGAAGAATCCGTTTTGGTCATTGAACATACCAGTTCTTGTTGCAGCACCCTCCCACTTATAAACAGTAACTGAAACATCAACTCCTCCTGGGAACTGATCGGTAGCAGTTAAGTTTTGTGTAAGAGGCATTATGTACTGGAACTCATTTGTTCCTAAAACATTTGTAACTGTAAACTTGCCGTTCCAAGGATTGTAAGTTCCTGCTGTTTGAACTCCGTCTACCTTAATTTTTGCTCCTGGCTGCATTCCGTGATCTTGAATTGTACGGACTGTTACAACCTGATTTCCAATCAAAACTCCAGCTACTGATATTTGGTCTACGTCAAAAGTTGGGGTAAACTTTACACCAGTTGAAAACTGAATTGACTTTCCTGATTGATATCTAAAGTGACGACGTGTTTGACGAATAACTCTTACACCACAAACATTGTCTGTTGTTGAAAGAATAACTCCGCCATCATGTGGTCTGTGCTGAACGTAGCCATTTGGCTTTGCATAAAGTCCTACCCCATTTGTAATAATTGGGTTAGCAACCTGTGAATCCATTCTAAATTTTATTTGGTTTGGAGCTGAGACGTTAAATACTCTCCAGGATCCCTTGATTGAACAATTTGGATTCTGGCTTCCAATTAGAATTGGTGTTCCTGGAAGAAGTCCATGAGCCGTGCTTGTTGTAATTGTAATTGTAGATTGTGCTGCTCCGTCTGAGTTTGCAGACCAACCTTGAAGTCCGACAGCATCGCTTCCGCCTGGAATGTGTGCGTTATCGAAGATTCCTCCACCAGTAACTGATGTAAGGCTTCCATCTGCAATTGATCCAGAAACAATTCCGTTTGCTAAATATGTAAATGTAAATCCGTCTGCGCTTACTGTTTCAACTGGAAAAGTTCCTTCAGCTAAAGGATTTTTTGTATCTTGAAGTGAAACAACATCTCCTGGAAGAAGTTCTGTTGCTGGGCTAGAAACAACTACTGTAATTGTAGATCTTGGTGAAACACCGTCTCCAGTTACGCTTACTACGTCAAATGAGTTTCCGCCTGTTGCTCTAGAAAAGAATGATGGGTAGTTTGATGTTAGAACTAAAGCTTCCCACTTAGAGCTCTGAATACCATATTCAAAGTCTGTATCCATTAAAGATTGTGGTGGGGCAACTCTTAGTTTATTTACTGCATCCATAAGTGGCTCTGTAAATGTTACTGTTTCTGCTGGCTCATCAACTATGATTGCAAGCTGATCTGTAGAAGCCATTGTTGCACAATTATACTTAAGAGTAATTATTGTTTTTGGCTCGTATCCAACTTCATTGTCAACTGCAAAAGAAACTGCGCCTAGGTTAGTGTCGGAGAAGTTATAGATTACCTTACCCTGAGTGGTATTTGTGATAAGCATCAATCGGTCTTGTCTTACTATTCTTGGAATAGTAATTTGATTCGTGCTTGGATTAAATACGTAGTATGCGTGTTCTATTTGTCTTCTTGACATTTATATTCTCCTAAAATAAATAACTTGATGCTGCAAATTTACTGTTCAACTCTGTTTGAGTCAAAGTACTTGTATACTTTGGATAATATAGACCTAGGTTTAGCATTGCGTCTACCCTAGCTACCGTTGTTTCCTCAAGTATATCATTAGCTAGTTCATTACCAGAAGGTCCAACTGCACCTGTTGCTCCAGTTAATCCCTGTAATCCTTGCGGACCTCTAATATTTCCCTGTAATGTCCATGTTGCTGAGGTCGAATTATATTGGAACCAGTCGCCTGTTGTTGTATTTAAATAATTATCTAAACCTAATTTATTTGCTGGGTTTTGTGCAGTTGGGTCTGCAATTCCAGTGAAGTTATACGAACCTCTTTGTCCAGCTGTTCCCTGTGGTCCCGCTGCACCTGCAGCACCCGCTGGTCCCTGTGTTCCAGCAGGTAGACTAAAATTTAATATTGCTGCTGAGGCTGTTCCACTATTTGTAACAGATGGTGCTGATCCTGAAGGTAATGTATTTGTTGCACCTATAGATATTGTTGCTGCTTGTCCAGGCAAACCTTGAGGACCTTGTGCTCCTGGTCGTGATCCTGCTACTACAACCCAGGCCGTGCCATTCCAACGCTTTAGTGACATATTATAATTCCTCCAAGTGTCATTATACTATAAATTTGTTCAAAATCCTATCCAAGATAATACTTCTGAATCTGAGTTTGGGTACATCCTTTTCCATTGGTTATTAACAGATACATATATAGTTTTTTCTGAAACTACGTATATCATTACCCCTGGATACAAAGAAGCAGTAGGCAAATTTGAAAAAGATTGAACTGCTGCCGCTCCATTTTTAAATAAATCTTTATACTCTAGATATCCTTCTTCATTTGCTAAGTCTATCCAAAGATCTGTCTCTGCGGGCGTTGGAGGGGTCAAAGAAGAGATAATAGACTGACCTGCAGTATCATCTAAGTCTATCCAAAGCTCGCCTGTGTAAGAGGGGTTTGCTGGCTCGTTTGCACTATATATTAATTCTGCAATTGGCTCGTCAGTATCAATCCAAAGGGTATCGGTGTTGTAATTTGTTGGAGCTTCTGGCCCAGCATAAATAAATTCTGTTGCACCTGCATCATCATCAACGTCTATCCAAAGATCTCCAATGGTTGTTGCTCCTGATGGCGGTTCTATTAAACCAACAAAGAATGTGCTTGGTGGTGCAGATGCATCTGTTGGAATTAATGTGAGTCCTCCGCCACCTCCTCCAGAACCTTGAATATCTTGCCAAAGCAATCCATCCCAAACCTTAAGCTTATTTAGTGGCTTGTTATAATAAATTTGTCCATGTACTGGGGATGCTGGTGCTGCGTCTAATCCAATAATTATACCGTTAGTGTATGTATTTTTAGATGTCCATGTGTTTGTTGTAGATAAAGAAAGATCTGATGATACATATTCCCAAGTAGAGCTTGATGCTTGCCAAACCTTTAATGCCTTTACGGTTCCACTTCTAAATTCATCTGTATCAAGCCAAAATGTTCCATCTGCTGGTGATGTTGGGGCAGAGGCTGACATAATAGCCTTAGAAGGAGGAATTATTGTTTCTAATATTAACTTGTTTGCTTCGTCGTCATAGGTTGCAGTTATATTAGGATTTAAATTGTGTACAAAAAGAGGAGCTATGTAATCCTGTGCTTGCTCTTGTGTTAGCTGTGCTATAACGGAAAGATTAATTTTATTTGTAACATCGTCATACGCTGCAACTACATTTGAATGCCCTGCATGAGTAAATAGGCTTGCGGCAGCGTCTTGTGCCGCCTCGGCAAAACCTGGAAGGTCTGCTGTGGTTATGTCAAAGTTTATTTTGCCTGTTGGATCATCATATGTAACTGAAAGCCCTGTGGCTTCTGTATTGCCAGAAACCATGCCGCCGACAACGTCTTGAATTCTTTCATCTGCGTCAGCAAGGGCAAGGTAGGTAGATGCTGCAGTTGTTATATTAAGCTTAGTAGAAAGGGCAGTAGTTATGGTTGTTGCAAAATTAGCATCATCGCCAATTGCTGCGGCAATTTCATTTAGAGTATCTAGTAGTGCTGGTGCTGCATCAATAAGATTAGATATTGCGGTATTAACATATGTCTTATCTGCAATAACTGATGTGTCTACTGCCAAGGTGATTGTATTGGCAGTATCATCATAGGTCTTTGTTATTCCATTGCCCGCCGTCAAAGATGTGGCGATGGCGTCCATGACTTCTTCATCATCATAGTTTGCAGTTAAACTTAGTTTTGCAGCCGTATCATCATATGAGACGGTTATATTGTAGTGCGTTCCGTCTGTAATTAGTTTTGCTGCTACATCTTGAATCTTTTCATTAAGATTTAATTGAGATTCAGGAACAAATCCATCTGGGCCCAAGGTTGCAATTCCGTCTGCATTTCCAACCTGTGTGACTGGAACAAAGCTAGTCCCAACAGTATTTCCAAGAGCAGTAATTGCAGAATCTACATATAGCCTAGTTGCTATGACTGTTGTATCTACAGATACGGTTATTGTATTAGCTACGTCATTATAAACTTTTGTAATTCCTGAACCCGCTGTTAATGATGTAGCAATGGCATCCATTACTTCTTCATCATCATATGTAGCGGTTAGGCTCAATGAGTTGGCAACATCGTCATAATTTACTGTTATGTTGGTATGCGTTCCAGCAGCCAATGAGGCAGCAATTGCGTCTTGCGCCAATTCATTAGTGTAAATTTTAGATATTAAGTCTCGAACTTTATAATCTATACTTGTAACATCTGTCGAATTATCAACACCCAGTTTAGCCTCTAAGGCTTCAATTGCGTCATTAGCATTTGAGTGTTGGGCGGCATGAGATACAAGCTGAACAGAATCAGTAGCTGCTGGATTTAGCAGTTGATCTAGTGTCGTAGGGAATGTAGTTGCCATATGTTATATTATACCCCCTACTAGATTATGGCTCTTTATTATCCAAGTATCTGGTTTTGCTTTATTTCTGACTGAATTGCTTGTTCAAATGTATACTCTGGTTTCCACCCAAAAAGAGCTCGATTATCTAAGGATGGAAAAACTGAATAGTCATCTTTATCCAGTAGCGTGTACTCGACGTCTAATCCGTTAACTCGATACTCCTCTAGCACCTCTATTAATGTCCTGGATTTTCCTGTAAATATATCTGTTGTAAAAGAATAGCTATTTTGTAAATGCTCCATAGCCATAACATTTGCTCTTGCTATATCTAATACGTGTACATAATCTCTTGTGGAGGTAAAACTGTTAACCTCTATGCTTGAATTGTTTTTAATTACTTCAAATACATTAGTTGATTCGGTGTCACATACTGTTTCTGTCTTACCTACAATATTAAAATACCTCAAAATAGCAACTGCAGGACAAATAAGATTTAACATTCGCTCCTCCCACTTTTTGCTTTTGGCGTAGGCATTATTGGGAGCATAAACAGCTGCAGATGAAGCAAACACTACGGGTATAGAAAATACTTTAGCTACAATAGCAACAGACAAAGTAGATAGAAAATTATTGAAATAATATAAATAAGGATTTTTTTTAGATTCTGGAATAGATTTTTTAGCTGACAAGTGAATTATTGCTGTTGGAAATTTATTAAAAGCATAAATAAATAAAAACATTGTGTTTCTACCAATTTTTTTGTCTACTTCAATTACTTTATATCCTGATGATTCAAGCAGCTCTTTAGTTGCTGTTCCAACATAGCCTCTGGATCCAGTCAGAACTATGTTAGCAGTTTGCAAGTATCTCACCATTTACAAAATCAAGCCCTGCAAAAACTCCATACTCAGCAATTGTTCTTTCTGTGCCAAGAAGCATCTCTCCAGTGGTTCCTTCTGTTAAGGTCTTATAAATAAGTTTTTTAGAAATAACATCTAGTGCATTGAACTCTTCTGGAAAATCTGCCCACAATAGTTTGCGCTTGTTTATTTCAGCAGGCTTATCGTGATTGTAATATAGATGGTACATGTACTGCTCATTTGGAACAAGAATATCAAAGCCATGAGTATATGCTCTTGCCGCTAACCATATCTCTTCTCCATAGAATGCTATGTCTGTATTGAATGGCTGAAAACCTTTAACTGTAAATATTGATCCGCCTGATACAGATTTAACAAATATATTGCCGTCTTCAATAGGCATTGCTGTTTGAAGAGGAATTCTAGTTTCTCTAAACTGAGCTGGATTTTCATGAAAACTAATGTTTCTTAAATAACCTGGCGAAAGAACATCTTGCTCTACAAATTTAGCATCTAGTGATGGATACCAGTAGTTTGCTGGGTACATTGTAATTAATGGCTTGTGTATTCCTTGAATTTGATAGTCTAACACGGAATTTATTGCAATTTCGTCCCACCCCTTAACAAACCTTGAGTGAGAATCACATTGTAAATAATAATCTTCACCGTCATAAAATTGATGGGCAAGGGCTCTTCCTATTCCCAGACCAATGTTCTCTGGTGCTTTGCTTTCAGCATGTTTAACATTAGGTAAGTCTGGAACATTAATTTCTGACTCTTCTACATAAACAGTGTGGACTCCAAAATTAATTTGATGGTTTCCGCTTGATTTTTTTATTGCATCTAAAATTGTTGGAGTTACTTCAAGGTCTCTGTATGCTGCTATTTGTACAAATATTCTAGCCATTAATCACCCCAAATTGCATGAACACAAGTTCTGCAGAAGTTTTCAAATGATTTAACAGTCATCATTTTATGCTCTATGCTCATCCATATATCACTAATTGGTTTATCATTTATATTTCCGAATACAGTTTCGAAATCGTAATCATTGCAACAGATAAAGGTATCTCCATTAGCAGCAACATGTAACCATCCATTTGGCCTTCCGCCAACCTCTATGCCATTACCGCAACCAGTTACTCTTTCCTTGCCTTTTTTTTCTTTGCTCTCAATAGCAGACCTATTTGTAATAATTTGATGAGTGTCTAGGTGGCCATTTCTGTCAACAAGATATGGCATTTCATAAACTTGAACATCGGGAAACATTGCTTTCCATCCGTTTGTCATTCTTGCAAGACTACCAGTTTCAAGATCTATATCTATCTCTGGTGCATTTACTAGCTTCTGAATCCAGCCGCCATATTCTACAAGGGAGTTCTTGTTAATTCCGTTTACTTGAATAGATATTGCTTTGCTTGCAACCATTTCTGGAAGCTGCTCCATAGCATAACTAACTTGTTCAATTAGTTTGTCAAACATCTTAATAGGCTTTCCTGTTGCCTTTGCCCATTCTTCTGCTTCTGAGGCGGGCATATTAAAACAAATACCGTAAACAACATCTTTGTATTCTTTAATTAAGTCTGTTCTAGCTTTGGTCAAAGGTGTACCATTAGTCAAAATAATAGTTCTCATTTTATTTTTTCTTAGAACCTCAAGCATTTCTGGGAAATACTTGTAAAGAAGAACTTCATTATAATGAGCTGTGTATATAAAATCAAAAGTATCAGAAACAAATGTGCCTCTGCCTGCAACCAGCTGATTAATGATATTTTCAAATGTTTCAATTGGCATATTCATTCTTTGTGCTGAAGGGTTTTCAGCATATCTTACAGGGCAAAACCAACAGCCAACATTACAAAGACCATTAGGGTCAATTTGGGCCATCGATATTTTGTATTGATATTTCATATAAGTCTTCAGATTACTCTGCTTACCATTTTCCTATTGGGCAAGAAGCTCCAGCAAGTTTAGTTTTTAAAGCCATAAAGCATCCACATTTTTTGCATTGCTTAGTTAGCGATATAAGCTCTGGACATAATTTGCAAATCTGATATCTTGCTTCGGATGTTTCTTCATCGACATATTCTGTATTTGGATTAAGAAGGTCCCATGGCTTTACATCTCTTTTTTCGCTTTTTTCAGCTTGTTTTTCTAAATATTTTTCCCACCTAGTTTTTTCTGTCATGGGTGAAACACTCCATCTATATACTTAGACCCAATAGTAACCCAAAGGGAATCTTCTGGAACTGCTATAAATTTAGGATTACTCAACATGATAGAGGCAAGCCTTTCATTTAATCTAATATATTGTTTTTCCCCCGAATCTTTATCTGTTAAAGATATATCTATTTCTTCGGTATCTGGAAAAAATTCTTCTTCTAAAACTATAGAATTATTAAACATATTAAAAAATTCAATAGAATAAATGCTATTTTCTACTACTAAATTATCAATAACAAAACATGCAACTATGTGCAAATCAGCAGTGAGGCCTACTGGTTCTTGATCACTGTTAAAAATATGTACAATGTTTTTACTTAACATAAGCAACCATTTTATCAATCTCCATAATTTTTGTCAATACCCTAGCAACCTGCTGGGAAATATGTGTTTCCGTCATATAAACACTGTCCGACATATCCGCAAGGATTACTTGGGTTAGCAACGTCTGCAGAGTTACACTTCCAGTATACCCGTGGTCTTGAGGTTGTTGCAGGTGCACTCGTTGTAGTAGGTGCTGCAGTTGTTGCAGGGGCTGATGTAGTAGTTGAACAAGATGCTCCTGATGCTGCACCGTCAAAACACTGACTTGTGCTGGTACAAGGACTGCTAGGATTTGCAATATCTTGAGGCGTACATCTATTTAATCCAGGCTTAAATGCTGGGTATGTAGGTGCTGCTGTAGTTGTAGTGGGAGCTGGGGTAGTTGTAGTAGTTGCATTAGGATCTGGACAAGAAGGACCAGATGCGCCGTTATTAACGCAGTTAACTCCAGTACCGCTTCCATTGCTTGGGCATGGGCTTGCTGGGTTTGGAGCATCTCCTGCAGCACAGTAATGATATCCAGATAGGAGTGCTGGGTATGTAGTGGGGGCTGGGGTAGTTGTAGTAGTTGCTGCGCTATAGCGGTAAATGTATAAGGTAGCGTTGTATGTGTAGTTACAGGTACCAGTATTAAACCCAGGAGAAGGATCTTGCGCTGCCACAGTTCCATTATTTTGTGGGGTTGCTCCTTGAGAATTATCGTACTCTACCGTGTATTCATAAGCTATACCCTGTGCAACAACTGCGTTTGATGCTGAAGATTCTGAAAGACCTACAACATTTGGCATAATTCCACAACTTGGTGCTGGAGTAGTAGTTGGTGGAGCTGGAGTGGTAGTGGCAGGCGCCGAAGCTGTGGTAAAACTTGTACTAGCAGATGCAGATGATCCGCTATAGTTTGCGTTTGCATATAGAGTTACTGTTACAGAATAAGTTGTTCCAGCAGAAAAACCAGAAAGTAAAACAGGGAAGTTTGCAGATGATGAGGTTGGTTCATTATTTGAAGATCCATTGCTTGCTACTACTGTGTAGGAACCCCAACCACTTCCGCTCCACGCAATGTAAGCTTGATTTTGAGTCCAAGATTGTCCAGCTCCAGCTCCGTATGCAACAGCACTGCTAATGTTTGGATATGGTGGTGGCGCTGGAGTTGTAGTAGTGGTTGGTGCTGGAGTAGTAGTAGTTGGTGCTACATATAGATAATAACTAAATGAAACAGAGTCACCGATTTTAACTGTAGCTCCGCTTGCAATTCCTTGATTTTCAATTACATTGTCTAAATTTATATTTTGAACAACAGATGAAGTTTCAGTCCAATTAAGTCCGACAGAATTTAAAAGATCTTTTGCTTGAGATCTGCTTAATCCAGATAGTGATGGAACTGTTACTTTTCTTATTCCAACTTTACCTAGTCGGCCAATATGGCGAGATCTTCTAGCCATATTAAGCGCTCAAATCGCCAAGTACAACCCAAGAATTAAATGCTCGTTTAATAAGAGTGGCGCTACTCCACCTTGCACGTAATTTTAATCCAGGAGTAGAATTTGGGGTAAATCCATCTCCTACTATAGTAACCTGAGAGGTTCCTGTTTGTAATATATCCACAGAGTATCCAACTGGAAATACGGTAGAGTCTATTATTGTTACAGTTCCTCCTGCAGACATTTCAATAAGTCTTCCAGAATCAATTGGGGCAACAATATAGTTACCAGATTTAGAGTTTATTGTTATTGTATCTGCAGACTGTACAGAAATTGATCCTGCCATTGATGAATGGAATTGGCAAGCATAGTAAAGGTCATCTGGTGCATCTTGAGGAAGCTCTACTAGAATGTGACCTGATTGTGCTCCTCCATTTGTTATACCAGTTGAATATACATTTCCTGAGCTATAAGCTCCAGATACTGTTTGAATCCAGAATGGGTGTCCTGTGGCATTAACATGAATACGATATTTTTTACCTTTTTCAAATGTAATAAGACCGTTAGATACTCCGTTTACCAAATAGGATCCAGATCCAGAGTTAGTGATGTAATAGTCTACCGAAGGATCTGATAAGTTTAGTTTTAAATCGAGTGCTGTCTGTGTTGCGGTAGAAACTGGCTTAAGTGCATCGGTTGTATTGTCAACATTAGCAAGTCCGACCATTGTTTTGTCTATGCCAGCGACTGTGCCTGTAAAAGTTGGAGATGCAATTGGTGCCTTTAGTCCCAAGGCCGTTGTTATTGTTGCGGCATAAGATGCATCATCATTTATTGCAGCCGCTAATTCATTTAAAGTATCTAATGCTGTTGGTGCTCCATCAATTAAATTTCCTAGTTCTGATATTGGAATTCTGCCATTTGTGTCAAGGGTTGCAACTCCATCGGCATTTCCAAATAGAGTCATTGGAATATATCCAGTAGAAACTGTATCATCTAATGCATCAATTGCTTCATCAACATACAATTTGCTTGCAATAGTGCTATCAACTGCAAGTGTAATTGTATTTGCATTGTCATTATATGTTTTTGTAATTCCCGTTCCTGCTGTTATTGCAGCTTCAACTGCATCTTGAGCAAGCTCTGTTAGTTCGCTTGGGATAACATTTAGGTATGGTAAAACATTCCATCTAGAAGTTTCTCCTGAAGCAATTCCAACTTTAAACCTATTTACTGTTATATCAAAGCCAAATTCTCCAACTTGTAATATTGGATTATTGGTTGACCAGTTAGTAGAGGTGTCTCTTCTTACTTGTAATCTAACTGCCATTTTTTTGCCCCTTATCTAACATATACATAAATTATACCTGGTTGTCCTGCTCCACCTGTGCCACCTTGTGTTGCTATTCCTCCACCTGTTCCTGAATCTCTTGATAAAGCTCCTCCGCCGCCTCCGCCGCCGCCTGCACCCCGATTTGTTGCTGGTGAACCAACAGAGCCAGAGGATGTTCCGCCTCCAGAGCCTGGCTGTGCACCACGACCACCGTCTCCACCTCTTCCTGCACTTGAACCAGGATTTCCACCTTGACCGCCATTAGCTGGTCCGTTTGTACTTCCTACTGCACCGCCGCCTCCGCCGCCTCCGCTTCCTCCCAAAGTTATTGATCCGACACCAGGTGCGGTTGAATTTAATGTTGCACCTGAAGAACCTGGGTTACCAGACTGCCCTCCAGAGGGACTTCCATAGTTATAACTATATGATCCTCCTGTGCCACCAGATCCTCCACCAGGACCGCCAGACGATGCCTCTAAACCAATAGTAGCAGAAACTCCGCCTCCGCCAGAAGAGCTTCCAGATGTTGCTGTAGCTAAAGAACTAAAACTTGTATCTTGTCCAGGAGATCCAATAGTAACTGCATACTGAGTTCCAGGGTTTACTGGATAATCTTTAAAAATAAATCCGCCACCACCGCCACCGCCTCTTCCACCAGTTGCTCCAGAACCACCATCTGAATTTGCACCAGTTGCACCATTGCCACCTGCACCAATTCCTTTTACTGCAATTTGAGAGTATCCAGAAGGCATTATAAAAGTTCCACTACTTGTAAATGTTGCAACAAGTGTATAAGAAGGAGCTAAATATTGATATGCCTTTTTCCAAACACCATTAATTTTTACCCACTCTTGAGTAACATTTTTCCAAACTCCAGCAACCTTTACAGATTGAGAAGAAACGTTTTTCCATACTCCATTTACTTTTATATGTTTTGTCATATTATCACGGAGTATATACTAGCCAAACATCCCCGTCAGCACCACCAGAAGGTGCGGAGGTGGAAGCATAAGTAGCTCTTCCATAAGCTGATGTAGTCCAATCAATTGCAAGTCCTGGTATTCTAAATCTATTATTACTTGAATTTCCAATAGTTATTTCATTGCTTACTGATGCTCCAGAAAATAGATTATTCGTTCCAATAATAATATTGTTTGATCCCGAAGCCAAGTTGGATCCAGCACTTCGTCCAATACCAATGTTACCGTCTCCTTGAGATGAAGCTAAAGATGATGCTCCAACTGCAACATTTTGATCCCCAGCAATGTTTGTTGTTAATGCTTGCATTCCAATTGCAGTATTTTCATCTCCAGTTGTTGTTGCAATTCCTGCACCATAACCAAAATATGCTCCATTTACTCCAGTAGTCAGAGCATTAGCCGAATTATTTCCAACTGCTGTATTTGCATTTCCAGTTGCAAGCGGTAGAGCTGAATATCCTATTGCTACGACTCCAAATCCAGCTATATTACTTTTTAAAGCGTCAAAGCCTACTGCAACATTTTGAGTTGAAGTGTTTATCTTGCCAGCATTTTGCCCAATAAAAGCATTTGTAGAGCTTGTAAGCCCATATACTGTTCCTAATGTTGAATATGTAGCAGCAGATGTTACTGGAATTGTTGCCCAAGATTCTACTGTGCCATCTGTAGTTAAAAACTTACCGCTATTAGATGTTTGAGCAGGTAATGTATATTGTGCAACTGTGGCCCAAGATTTAGATGTTCCGTCTGTAGTTAAAAATTTACCAGAATTTCCAGTCTGGGAAGGAAGTGTCGGTTCTTTAGTTCCTAGTGCTGTGGTAATTGTTGAAGCAAATGAGGCATCGTCGTTTATTGCAGCTGCTAATTCGTTTAATGTATTTAATGTTTCTGGAGCGGTATCTAGTATATTAGAAATTGCTGTTGTTACATAAGACTCTGTTGCAAAATCTCCGTCTGTCAGTGCTGCGTTAAATTCAGCTAAAGTTCCGTTAAGAGTGTTTCCTCCTACTGATATAATAAGTCTTGTTCCGCCACTAGTAGTTACTATTCCTGAAACATATCCTATACCAGAGTTTACTACCGATATAACTCCCTGGGCGCTGATGCTTATTCTGCCGCCTTTATCAAGACCTGCCTGATAAATTGCTATATTGCTTTGTCCAAAAAATCCAGATATATTATCGTATTGAGCAATTGACGTAATTCCAGTCCCAAGACCAATTGTTTTGTTTGTTAAAGTTTGAGCTAAAGTATTTCTTGTAATTTCTGCTGGTATTTCAGAATCTGGAACTTTGCCGTCTGGATCTAAAGAAGCTACGCCATCTGCAGATCCAACAATACTGAGAGGTACATAGCTTGCTGCTGCAGTGCTACCTAAACCAGAAACGGCGGTATCAACATAAGTTTTATTTGCAATAGTACTATCTACCGCAAGAGTAATTGTATTTGCGGTATCGTCATAAGTCTTTGTTATTCCAGTTCCAGCAGTAATTGCTAACTCTACAGCATCTTGAGCAAGTTCAGTTAATTCGCTAGGCAAAACATTTATAAAAGGAAGTGCTGCCCATAAAGCTGAGCCATTTCCAACTTTAATTTTATTTAAAGTTTTATCAATTCCAATTTCGCCATCTTTTAAGACATAAGTAGCGGAAGCCCATTGTGTAGAAGTGCCTCTTTTATGTTTTACTGAGCTATATGTCATAATGAACCTGCATCAATATCTTTGGTTTCATCGTATTGAGACTGTGAAGTTCCGCCGTCAAATATAGTTAAGGTTGGATTATAGTTACCTGCATATACAGTATGAATGTCTCCGTCATATGTGTGTATGTGATTTTCTAGTAAGTATTGTGGTCCGCTTGAGCCTACTGCAATCCACGCTGTTCCTGAATATACTCTAAGTTCTTGAGCTACTGTGTTGTAATATATATCTCCAGCTCTGCCTGCGGCTGGGTCTGATGATAATTCTGCGGCATTAAGGGGAACTAATCTTTTTACTGACATTTAAAACTCCCTTAACCAGTAATTACGACTCTGTATGCTCCACTTGCAGGTGCTGTTGCAAATCTTAATGTAATTGTATTTGCTGATGTACGCTCTACGTCTGTTTCAACTAAAGCTTTTAGGCCTGCTGTTTCAAAAACTTGAACAGTAACATCATCTGATCCCAAATTGTGTGTTACAACAAGCGCTGATAAAGCTGAAGGGTTAGCAAGATTTTCTGCGTACTTTCTTGCAATTGCATGGTAGTTTGTTCCATTATTTGTAAGTGTCCAGTTATCGCTTGTCTCATTCCATAGGACTTCAACATCTGTGCCATCGCCACGCTCTACACGAATACCAGCATCTGCTGTTGGTGTTCCAGTAAAGTCGGTATTAAGATTAATCTTATTATCGACAATATTTACCTGTGTAGTATTTACTGAGTTTATTGTTCCAGCTACGTTTAGGTTTCCGCCTACTGTTAAGTTATTTGTAATGCTTACATCATCTGGAAGACCAATTGTTACTGTTGTGCCTTCTCCTGTTGTAGGGCTTACTGTTACTTCATTAGCTGTTCCTGTAATGTTTGCAACATAATCACCTGTTGTTTGAGTTCCTAGGTTTACATTCTTAACACTTACTGCACCGTCTGTTACGGTAAAATCTGTTGTAGCAAAAGAAGCAACACCACGGTTTGTAGTTGTTGCAATTTCTGCATCTACTGTTAGGGTTCCTGCCGTATCATCATATGTTACATCGATGCCTTCGCCTGCAACAATTTGTCCGCCAACAATATCTTGTACACGCTCAGCGTTTAATGTTACTGCGCCTGATGTTACTGTAAAATCTGTTGAGTCAAAGCTTGCAACACCCTTATTAGTTGAAGTTGCATCTTCTGCTGATACTGTAACTGTATTATTTGTTACAGCTACGTCAATTCCTTCTCCACCTACAAATGCTAATGAATCAGTTAATAGGTTAACTGTATCTGTACCAGTGTCTCCATTTATAGAAAGGTTTGTTGCTACGTCTGCTTCGCCTGCAGCAGTTAAACGACCTTGAGCATCTACTGTAAATGTTGGAATCTTTGTTGTTGAACCGTATGATCCAGCAGTTACTGCAGTATTATCTAAATCTATTGTTGTTGTACCAGCGGCATCGTTGTATGTTGATGTTAGACCAACTCCGCCTACAATTGCTGAACCAATTACATCTTGAATGACCTCTGTAGAACCAGACATTGGCATCCATGGACCATTTGGAGAGGCAAGTCCATTGTAGTAGTACATTGTATTATTGCTTGAGTCATAATAAATCTGACCCGCTACTGGATTGGATGGTGCTGAACTTAAATTCTGAATTCTTGCATTGAGCAGCTCATTCTTGTTGAGGTCAATGTTGGTTACAAATAATCTTGCCATTTTTTATTCTCCTTTAGGACAGGTACGCTGTCCCTGAAAATGGTTGTGCCATTGTCAGTGTAATCTGGTTAACACTATTATAGTCTATTCCCGTTTCTAATATGTCGCCTGCAGAATTTTTGATAGTCACATTTGGATTGTATCCTAAATTATGAGTTATCTGAAGGCTATATATTCCATTTACTGGACCTGTTACCTGATTGATTAACCAAGGGTAGGTCAATGTTCCAGCTGTTAGAAGGTAGTTTGCTGCTCCGACCCATGTAAAGTCTGAGGGCTTTGGACCATAAAATCTTGTTGTGTTTTTGTCATAATAAAAATCGCCTTCAAGACCTAGTGTTTCTGATGGGGCACCTAGGCCGTTTAATATTGTTTTTCCTCTTGGTCCTTGTGGGCCAGGGCTAGAAATAACTACATCGTTTACGACTTCTGTTACTACTACTTTTTCTACTGTCATACTGTCACCGACCTACTTAGTGCTAAAAAGCCTTCAAGTAATTTTATTTTGTTTCCGTTGCTATCTGTTACCATAATGTCGTAGGCTGACTTTGGATAGAACAATTTGTTTGTCTGTGCAGCCGTCATTTTAATTGTTAGTTTGCCAGCAGTCGGATCTATTGAAATTCCATTTGATAAATTAGGGGTAGTTAATGTAAATGCTAATTTTGATCCGCCTTTTGTATCTCTAACCTGCATTTTTGCAGAAGCGCCCACTAGACTTATTGGCAAGTCTTGGCTATCTCGATACTCTACAACAAAAGAAAATGTTGCATTTTGGTCTACTTCAAAATTTTTAACGGCTGACATAATATCTCCTAAAATAGGAAAACTCCTGTACTTATTTTAGCACAGGAGAGTCCCTAATTCGATATTAAATTTTTATTTTGCTACAAATCCGAATTCCTTGTTACTTGGGCTTAGAGCCTTAAGGATTACTGGTGCAACTGCTGCTACGCCACCTAGAAGAAGGTCTCTTGGATTTGTATTGCCAGTCATATATAGAGCAATTGCTGCTGAAAGAAATGCACGAGCATATGTTCCAAGCGCTGCTAAAATTTGTTCTGTCATTGTTACCTTTCCATCTTTGTTTAAATCCGCTTTATCGAATTTAGCCATATTATCATCTCCATTTTGGGCAGGGTGCCCAGAATTTTGGGGAATATCCCCAATACTATAATTCTACCACATTAAGCAGATATGTCTACAAGCTCACAATTTCCATCTGAACTGCAGGCAAGGGTAGCATTGGTAGATGTGCCATCCTCTGTCTCATAAAAAGATAAATCTTCCCAGCGAATATCTTTAGGCATCTTTGCGACAAGTGCATCGTATTCAGCCTTATCTACTTCTTGATATGGGGCCTGCTTGTATGAGTGATCTGAGTGTGGAAGGAATGAAATTCCAGATACCTCGTCAAAATGCTTATACACCCATGCTCCTACTTCCATCCACTCATCTTCTTTTACAGAAACTGTAATTGATGGCTTGTGCTCACACCATGCACGTTGGTAAACCAACCAAATGTTTAGGTGCTCAATAGCAGTAAGATCATTTCTAACAATTGCACCCTCTGGTGCCTTTACTGGGAATGAAAATACGTATGTATCATTTGGCTTCATTACATCATCTTCTACTGGAATCCCCACCTCTTTAAGGAAGGTAGAAATTGGATCTCCCTTTGAACCACGAACAGTTCTAATATAGTATGGGGAATGCCAAGCATGCATTCCTGAAGATACCCCGACCAATTGAGATACTGTTCCAGAAGGCTTTACACAAGTAATAGCGGCAGACTCAGGAATCCCAATTTTCCCAGCCTCTTCTTTATTCTTTGCTCTTGCTGCTTCTCTAAGGGTCATTAAGAATGACTCTAGTGCAACTAAATCTTGTTTGCCTGACATAAACTTATGCCCAAACTGTCCAGTCAAAGAAACTCCTAGTAAGCGTTCCTCTTCTGTGTTATCTTTCCAAATCTTACGTAGGTACTTAAAGTCTGTAAGAGTAGACTGCCAGGTTCCAAGAATAGTTGCTAGTTCTACTTTACGTTCAATATCTTTCTTTGTATCATTTTCACGTAGTACGACTTCTGAAAGATTACAAAACTGGTAAGGACGTAGAATAATCTCTGAACACGGGTTAGTTCCATAGTGTATATCTGGATCTCTTCTTCCATACTTGGCTGCTTGGGCTTGAGCTGCGGCCACATTGTATATGCCTCGTTCTCCTGATTTTGAATCATATAGAGATTTCCATTCTGCAATAAATTGCTCCATCTCTGGCTTGCGTGAATACGCAACAGAGTTATTAGACAAGGCACGTTGTGGGCTTGCTTCCCACCAGTTACCTGACTTTGCCTGCGCCATTTCAATATCATTAATATTAGAAAGAGAAATCATTGCTGAGCGACGAACTCCTCCTACAACAACCACTTCACCAATCTTGCACATAATGTCGTGGCATTCGATTGGCTTTAGATTTCTCCCTGTAGCATTCTTAAACTTTGCAATTGTAAAATCAAACAAGTTAATAAGTGGCTGTGGGCCTGAAGATCTTCCACCCATTGTCTTAAGTCTTGCCCCTGCTGGTCTTACCTTAGAAACATCAATTGCTGGAATCTGTCCAGACCAAAGTAGTGCTAGCAACTCACGGTATGCTTTAGCCCAGCCCTGCTTTGAGTCTTCTACTGTAATAACTGTAGTTGACTTTTCTAAAGTTTCTGGGACGGCAGGAAGCTTATTGATGTACTTATACTCAACAGAGAATCCTACACCTGTACCGCACATAAGGATATACATAGTCTCATCAAATGAACGTGGTGAATCAACTGGTAAGAAAGCACAGTTATATCCAGCTACATTATCTCTTTCTAATGCTGCTCCTGAAGTCATAACAGAACGCATTGATGGCATGACATTTCGTTCAAAGACGAACTCTTTTAATTCCGCAACAAGCTTCTCATTTGGAATATAATTATGGTTCTTTTCTAGATGGCCAAGCATGAAGTTAAAATATCTATCTACTGTTTCACCCCAAGTCTCACGACGATTATCTTCTGATATCCATCTTGCATATCTTGATAACGCAATGAAATTTTCGTATGGGTTTGCAATAGTCTTAGACATTTTATAATACCTTTTTCTCCGCCTGGCGGTTAATTTAAATTTAGTGTGAAGATCCTATTCTACCAAAGAACAGTTAAAAGGGGAAGTCCTAGGAAAATTTTTCTACTAAATGTTGAAAGGCTTTCTTAGTCAACTGATCCCAATTATAATCTTCATGTATTTTATCTGCTTGAGCAAAATAATATCCAGAATAACCTTTATAATCAATAGATACATCACGCATTAGTTGTTCTAAATGTTTTGCATCTGGTTTAAACATTTTTCCAATGTACTCATCGCCAACAGATTTAGGTAAAGTCTCATCTGTAAGTTTAGATTTTAATTTGAGTGGTCCCATATAGTCCACATAGTGAGACCAATCATATGTTGATATAACTGGCATACCTGTTGCTAAACCTTGAAGCGGTATGAAACCAAAACCTTCTCCCCAAGTAGGGTATAACAAAACATGGTGGCTATGATACAGAGAAACAAGATCTGTTTCTGATAACTCTTCTGTAATTAAAGATATATTGTTATGAGCCATTTCTGGACTCATAAACTGATTATGTTTATCGTATACCCTAGTAGTATTAAACTTGTGAGCTTTAATTGTTAAATGATAGTTTGGATTTCCGCCGAATAGCTTAATAAAAGTATCTACTGCTAGTTGTGCATCTTTTCTTGGAGATGGTTCTCCTATGTGTAAAAACTTAAGCGGTTGCCCTTCTCTTAAAACTCTGCGTTTTGGCTTCCAAATTTTTTCTATACCGTGTGGGTAAACATATATTGGCTTTGTAACACCGTTGTCTTTAAATACTTGTGCACACCAATCTGATGTCGCCCAGACTTCATCACAAACATTAAATCTTTCAACCCAGTCTGGTCTCATGGAAGTTGATTCCCACGGAGTGTATCCAATCTGATATTGATTTCTGTGTAACTTATAATGGTGAGGCTGAGTAAAGTTTAATTGAACAGTAGATTTAGGGTTAGCAAAAGATACAGCATGTCCTAAATTATTTAAAGAATTAACAATATTTTTTCCTGCATAGCCGAAGCCAACGGCAGGATCTAGTCCCGCTTGAATAGTATAATAAGATATATTCATGTTTTCTTTCTGGTTGACTGGCTTGACAGGCCTATCCTATCAATGTTATGATTGTAGTTCGTTATCTCTAGAGGAGGAAATGCCAATGGAGAAAATAAAACAACAGGTTAGTGATTTGGCTCATAATCTGGTTACAATAGTAATGATAACATTATTTATGTTTCCAGTCCAGCCTACACAAGCCTTAGTAGTAAAACCTTTAGTGAAAACTGAAGCCCAACTAAAGCAAGAAGTCTTAGATAAGTTCAGTAAAGAAATTTACAAGCCATCTGAGATGCTTACAGACGAAGAGCTAGTATTACTACTCAAGACTGTAGGATTCGAAGGAGTAGGCCTTAAGAAAGCTTGGTCCATAGCAAAGCGTGAATCTAACGGAAGACCGCTTGCATATAACGGGGATAAGACAACTGGAGATAGTTCTTACGGAATATTCCAGATAAACATGATTGGAGATCTTGGTCCTGAAAGACTTGAGAAATTCAAACTAGAGAGTAACAGAGAGTTATTCGACCCAGTAACAAACGCAGAGATAACGTATTATATGACCAACGGCGGTATAGATTGGTCGGCTTGGAAGGGTATGACCCCAAAAGCTAAGGAATGGCTATTGCAATTCCCGATTGATCAGAAAAAGTAGGTCAAATGCAGATACAATATGTATCTAAGTACATAGCCTTATCAGAAGAGGGCCTTGTTCCTAGACTTGAATGTCCCATGGATCAGGGCTCTCTTCTATGTAACTTAGATTTAGAAGACAACATTTATTTATACTGCCTCTCCTGTAATTACAAGAACTACATAGGACTAGAAGTATATGAGAACTTAGTGAAAGAAGTCAACAATGTCTGAACATGGATGTAGTAATTGCAATTGTGGTCAAGGACTACAAATTGAAACAAAAAGTGCGTCGGCGGAAGAAGAGACCATTTATTCATATGAATTTGAATCAAATAGCATTTTAGATAAAGACGCTATGGGGCGTGAAATATTTTGGAACGATATGGGGAGACCATAATGGAAGAAAAAGAATCTCAAAACATAGAAGACAACCTACCTATGGTGAACTACATAATGCTTCACCGTATTTATGACATGCTAACAATTATGGCAAACGGAGTAGATCCTGAAAAAACAGCTAAAATGATTGACTATCATGAACAAGGCTTTTTACTTGGGCCCGCACCATCATTTGCTCCATCTGAAGAACCTGTCGACTAGGATGCTTGACATATAAAATATTCCATATTACAATTAAGATGTGTAGGTGACGGCAGCAATGTCTCCCTATATAATGTGTAGTAATACACTAGAAAAACCCAATCGGATCCGCCTCTGATTGGGATTTTTTCTTTTTATAGATAGTATTTATATAATACGGGCAATATGGACATATAGTGCAATTAGTGCGAAAAAAGTGCGCCGAAAATAGAAGCCCATCTTTCCCATATGTGATCATTTCTAAAATATGCCATATAAGCCCTCTAAGAGGGTTCTAAAGCCCTAACGGGTCATATTTGGTATCTCCGATACTAAGACCCTTAAAAGGGCGGGAGAAAAAAGATTAGGGACTTTACCCTATAGATATAACATACGTTTATTTAGCTATATACACCAATGAGTAGTATGCACCAAGGATGATTAGTAATGACCATAGGAATGATTTAGAACTGTTCATTGTCTATATCTTCATTTAGGTCAAAATCAAAGATACTTTCTTGCTGTCCCGCCCAATTTAAAAATTTAGATAGAGCAAGACCTGAGAAGACTGCTGTCGCAGTTAAAGCAATTAAAGCATAGATCTTTTTCATATGTTTCCTGTCATATATGCAATTAAAAGAACCACTATTGGTCCAAATATAATTGTTGCTTGAATCCAGTTCACTTAGATTCTCTAGCTTTCATAACGTATGCGTATTCCATGCCATGTGCCATGCAGTATCCAATAGATGGATCATCTTTTCTAAATACAAATGATGGCAATGGGCATGTATGTGCAGAACATCTATTCATATTCGTATTATACCATAATCCTAGTCAACTGTAATATTTAATGCATGATCTGAACAGTAATAGATTATCTTACCCTCTAGGGTTAACTTAGATGTATATGAGAGCTTGTCGCAATATGTACAAAAGTTCATGATGCCTTCTTTCCGTGCTTTCTCATATGAGTTCTTACTCTATGACAATTTGAGCAAACTATTTCGCATTTGGCTATTTCTTCATCCAGACGTTTCTTAGATAACGTATTGATTAGTTCCGCCACATTTGAATGCTTCCGCCCACGAACATGATCAAAGTCCATCATATAATAGGGATACGAAACCTTACAATCCATACAAGGATTCTTTTCTTTAAGATCTTTTAAATATTGCGCCAGGAATTCTTTTTGTTTCTTGATCGATATCTTCTCTGGAGACATACCCCTATTATATTATAGATTTTTTAGTTATGCGATCTCTGTTGTGCTTACAAGAGTTTGAACCATTGATAGTTGATTAGCTTGTCCAGCTTCCAACTTTGTCTTTGCATCTTCTTCTGATTCTGCAATTACCGCTACCTGAATAGCAATATCGTATTTGTAGACATTCATTGTCATTATTAATCCTAGTCGACTAGTTTATACATTCTACTAAATGTTAGTAAAATATTTTTTTAGAAGTATGTCTTCTATATTTGTTTTTATCTTTTTAATGATAACTTCCAGAATTTGAGCATACAACCCCTATACCCCTTTTATGATTTCTAAAAGAGAACCCCGAAATGATCAGAGTATAAATCCGCCATTCATCGGTTCGAGCTGTTGCTATTATCTGAAAGTAATTGTAGAATTACAACTTCCGTCATCATCGCACTTGGAGTTTAACCCCTTGATATTATCTCCTGAAACTGTCCAAGGTTTACAGTATAGCATTTGGAATTTTCGTAAGTCAAGGATCCAGGAAATATTTATTTCCCGCCCCCGTTTTGAAATTAGAGAAAATGTTAATATATTTTTAATATGTATGATACACACTATTTCTAATGTCCGTTTTGTCCGATAGTGCGCCCATAACCCTATAATCTTGAGCGTGAGTGTGGTGTAACTCACAAAAATAGTTTGCGAATACTAGTCAGTAACCCCCCTAAATGTCAGTCCCCCCTGTTAGGCTTATAGTATAAGAAGTTAAGAAATACTTAATACTTAAAAAGAAAGGTCAATAAAATGACAAACAGAATTTGGGAAAGTCGTAACGACTACCTTACTAATAACGACTATGTATCTTGCTCAGCAGGGTGCGGTAGAGTAACCGCTTGGACACTCTGCGTAATGTGTGGCGGTAACTACGCTACACACAACACTCTTGGAAAGGAGAATAACTAATGAACGATTATCTAGACTATATGGATGAAATCTACGAGGAACTCGTAGAGGAATATGGACACGAAATAGAGTCCAAGTGTGAGCATAATCACACTAACGCCTAACGGCGTGTCGCTTGTAAATGTCAGCCCTATCGGCTACAATTACAGCATAACAACTAAATAAGAATTAAGGGAATGAGCCTTAGCAAATAATCCGAAAGGTGAGCCTAAGCAAATAAGTCCCTAACAACTAACTAACTACTAACGAAAGAAGAACAGATAATGACTATCACTTATACACTATGGCAAGGCTCTCAACTATTAGCCGTTAATCAAAAGGCTAGCAAGCCCGAAGAAATCTTAGCGGTAATCGCTGAACTAAATAAACTAGGTAAGGGTTTCACTTACAACATTAGAGAAGTAGAGGTAAAGTAATGATGACTAAATGGGATACTATTCA